TCCTAATCACCGGCTGTGGATAACTTCTGTGGATAACTATTTATCCGTACTGTAGAAGCCTTTACCCTTGAAGTGTGTAGCTGCTGCCCCAATTACTTTAACCATCGGTTCATTACAATAGTTGCACAAGATCACTGGTCGATTGTTCCATCCGTGATTGATCTCTTGATTAAGATTGCATCTGGTGCACTTGTAATCATAGGTTGGCAAGTTAAGCACTTCCTTATCATGTATGACCCACATCCAGAGCATCGGTCTATGTCTGCCTCAGTGGGTTCTTTGTCTAGGTGACCATATCTTAATATGAGTAGTGGCAAGAGATCCTCAAGTCGAATGATCGCGGCATACTCACGCGCATCTTCACCCTGTCCATTGAGTCTGATAACCCCAAAGCCTAATTCCCCCGAAATGGCTGTACGGCTTTTCAGCTGTGCTAAATATGCTTTCGGTTGAAATCCAGCGCGGGCTTTGACTTCAACATCGAATGGCACATTAACAATATCCTTGCCACTACCCCTTCCCACACATGCGCCTTGCCAAACAGTCGATAGGTACTGTGCGACAACACGCTCTGTGCGGAAACCTCTGTGTTTCCTATGTTGGGTCATAGGTGATGCTTATTTTCACAATTCTTGCAGAAGAATAGGACTGCACCATCATGGATGCGATCATACTCATTGACTTGAACGAATGAATCGCAGTCCGAGCAATTCTCTACGCCACCATATCCGCTAAAGCTGTATATGTGACGATCTACTGGAGATCTATAAATCTCATCAAAGTTGAACTTAGCCATGAGCCATGTACCCCATTGCAACGCCACCGATAAATAAGCACAATACTAGGAACACTAGCAGCTTCTCTGAATCATCCATTAACTGTGCTGCATTTCAAGCATTGCCATGAAACTGTGCCATTGACAGCATCCTGAGATAAATCAACCAGGTTCTTGATTTGGACTGGCTCATTGCATAACTGACATGGCACAAAGGCTGACATTAGATCGACCCACTCACCATTTATCTTGATTCCGATGTTACCCATCAAACTCTCGCTTTCTGTGGTTGGAACTTTCCGTCTGATCCCAGTGTGTACCACTTGGTAGGGCATCGATGAGCTGATGAGATTGCTGTATTACAGAAGTAGCCACCCCATGCCTTTCCATTCTTTTCACCCTCACGCCATTGCATGTGTCCATGTTCGCAGCTTGGTGCTTCTACTGCCTCGCCTGTTCCCATGATCGCAGCTACATTCTCCATAGCCTTTTCAAGTGTGACAGGTGCATCCACTACGCCCCGATATTCTCCAACAGGTGTAGTCCAGTAATCCTGATCATCTGGCTTGACATCTTGGAGTGCTGGCTTTACTACTTTTGTAGCAACGACTTTAGTCATTTCCTCTCGGCTTGGTCTCTTTCCTTTAGGCGCATAACCTGCATTTGCAAGTGCTCTGCCGATTGCCGAAGTCTCGCAATTCTCCAGTGCTGAAGTCTGATTAACGCCCCTGCTAGTAACTGTTTCTTCAGCGTACCCTGTTGCCCATGCAACGCCATCTTCAGCATTCTTAAATAAATAAGCTTTAACGATGTATCGAGAAGCCTCGACAACTTCCAGTTCAGTAGATATACGGAACGAAGGATAGTCCTTAATAAACTTTTCAAGTCGAACCTCCACTGGTTCATAGTCGGCTAAATTAAACATAGAGTTCATTCTCCTCTGTTGCTAGTTGTCCTGCGAGTGCGCCATAGCTGCATAGATCGACCCAGTTGTCGATGTGTTGGGCTGATTGATTAGTCCGTGCAAGTTTAACGAGCACCATGATCCCTGCGACTTGATAATCGTGGATCGGTGTCTGTAGGTATGCACTGAGGAGCATTGCGGTGTGTTGCAGGTTATCCGCAGGGTGACCATACGAAAGCCCACGATCGCGGATCGTGTCTGTTGCGGTAAGTAGGATCTCATTAGCGCGCATCTGTTGTCACTCGCTGAAATGACTTAGCCACGATCAAGCCCTCACGCTTGCCTTCGTTAAAACCCTTAGCCCAGCCTACTAAATACCATAAAGCATTAGCTGCGAGTAGCAGCACAATCATTGGCATCTCAAAGCTCATTAGTTGCGCTCCTTACATGAAGTGCATTCCCATTGAACTTGACCATCTTTGCTAAGTCCTCGAACTACACGCCATGAGTGACTATGGATCTTCTCGATTGTTGCCATTTTTTTACCCTATCTGTAGCAACGCCCTCGGTTGCTTACAGAATTAGTGTGACAGAAGTGTCCGACTAATCAAGTACATTCTGATAACGAAACGATAACGATTCTCCCTCGTCCACAGCATCATCCAGAGTGCGTTTGATGTCAGGCGTAAAGTCGTCCATATAGGGTGAATGATCCGTCCTTGTTGATTGGCACTAAGAATGGGCTAACTCGATCTCCATGTGTCTCAATGACTGCCACAGACATCTGCCAATTAGCACTGCCAGCCTTGAGATAAGAAGCTTTCTTCTTGTCCATGACATTTCCTGCCTCTAAGCCCCAAAGAGTCCTGTATTGGCTTCCTAAGCCTTCTGTGTAGGCACTGATGCCCGCTCTATGGGTATGTCCGCAGACTACAGACTTACCGAACTTCTTAGCCAAGCCAAGAGCTGTAAGTCCTGCATTGCTATTCATCGATCCTTCGTCTCCGTGGACTAAGACCCAGCCCTTATGGAACTCAAAGGGCTTCTTATGAAAACGAATCCCCAAGTCATTGAAACCCATAAAGCGGGAATACTCGAGTTCTGGAAGTCCGATGAGGCTAGGAGCTCCTCTAACGAGAGTGTGGTATAGACGATCGGTGTGGTTGGATCGAGTGATGTCGGTAGTGCCGAGATCCCATAGGATGTTCTGAGCCAGACTTCGATCATAATCTAGCTGCCCTTCATACTCCAGATGTGTGCCTTTAGCCCACTTAGACTGAGACTGCATGTCAAGCTCATCGCCTGTGTTAAGGACTAAATCGAACTTCTCGCGCTTTACTAACTTGATAAGATTCTTAACTGCTTGCTCATGATGATATGGAATCTGTAGATCCGAGATCACCAAGTATCTGCGTTTAGTCATCATCCTCATCTTCGTAATCCCCGAACTTCTCAGGGTCAATGGGATCAGGCAGAATCCAGTGAGGATAGGCTTGCGGTTCTGTGATCATGAACATGGCAATGTCCTCTGCGAAACCTGCTCGCTTTAATGAACAGAAGTATTCATAAAGTCCAATGCAGTAAGCATCGAGCTTTGAGTAACCTTGTTCCTCTAACGCCTTAGTTGCTTTTCTTGCCATAGCACAATGCTACCTGTCAAGCAATATGTTATAGATCTCATCGACTCGCGTGTTGAGTCTTTTGATCTCAGACAACAGGTGTGTGATTACATAGCCAGACAAGCCACCAAGAGCTGCAATGGTGGCAAGGTAAAGCGTAAAGAAATCGGACTGTGTCACTTCTTAATGCCCATAGAAGGATCATTAGGTGAGAGGTAACGCAGTACAGGTGGAAGGATTGATGCAATCCCTGCTGCGATGAGTGCCTGTGGATCTGTAACACCGGCAGCATACATGGAGATTGCTGCTACTAAAAAGGCTCTAGCCCAAGATCCTGCTGCTGTCTTTAGTTCATTCATTAGATGCTCCTAACATAGGTACTTGAAAAAAAGCCCCATCATTGTCAGCTTCTTTCTTAAAGCTAACATGCATGTGCTTAGTGTGTTTGTTAGCCCCTGTGTAATTGCGCCACTTCCAGTTAAGGATGTGGGAACAAATTCGTCCATCGTAAATGATGTAACTAATACGCTTGTCTGCTTTTGACTTGGACAAGGTGCGAAGCTGATCAGCAAGATCTCCCATGATGTCGGGCTTGCCACTTTTGTGGAGATCTTTGTCCACATCAATGGCACGAACCCAACCCTGCTCATCTGGATTATGATCTGACTTGCGAGTAGCGTGTCGGGTATCACCGATCCAACCATCCGATGTGCGGTCACGATCTGGGAACGAGTCATCAATCTGCTCTCTTAACTGGACAGCAGCTTTAGAAAGTTTTACCTTCATGCAAGTAAGAGCTTCGCTTCGTCCTCGGTAATGCCCAAGCGTTCTAACAACGCTGCTTTTGCCGCATTCTTTTGTGCAATAGCAACCTTTTCTGCTTGAATCTTTGATTGCTCAGCTTGATAAGTTTCGAACTCCGATTCAGTCATTTCACGATCTAAAACTTCACCTGTGGCTGCATCATGGATTCTGATAATTGGATTAGTCATTATTTCACTCCGTAGATTAGGACTGTGCCAGTAGAAAATGTGCCACCTGAAGTTGTGAATTTCAATGATGAAATAGCGGTTGTGGATTGGAAGTAACCAGTATTGCTTAATCCACCAGTTGATCCCGATTCATTGACATAACCACCAGCTGCTTGTATTGGCTTATAAGTCGATGATGCATAGTTCATAATATTAATTGACCACGCATTAAGACTAGAGGTGGACTCGACCTCCAAAGTTCCATTTGTTGAACTTAGATAAAATGCAGTCGCTCCTGGTCCGTCAGTTACATTTGCGTAATTAATAACTGACCAAACTTTGTCAGTCACGGAATTTGGTTGCATATAAACTAGTGAATCTGCTGACATTGTTATGCCATAAACAAAAACCATCAAGTTTGTATAGGTTTGATCAATGCTGCTAATTGTCGTAGATGCACCTGAAAGAGTGGTGGTTGAAAGTAAAGTCATGCCACCGCCTGATGCAGGTGTTGCCCACTTTAAGCCTGTTGCAGCAGTTGAGTCAGCTGTTAAGACTTGATTATTTGTTCCTACTGCTAAGCGAGCAGGTGTATCTGCTGCTGTTGCTGTGATGAGATCGCCTTTAGCATCAAGAATGACCAGAGGATCTACGGCTGTCCATGAAAAGTCCATGTCTGTTCCAGATGCCTTAGTTAGTACCTGTCCAGTAGTGCCACCCTTTAGATCGACCAGAGAAGCATCGATAGAATCGCCTAGTGTCTCAATGGCTACTGCGCCATCCTTGACTAGGTCAGTACTGGTTGGTACTGCCCAACCAAAATTAGGGGTCGTTGTTGCCATTAGGTTAGAGCTCCGATCGCTTTAGACCACTGTAGTGTACCATTTACGCCACTCCAGATGGTGTTAGTTGGAATTACTGTTGCCCATGTCGGGGCTATAAGTGAGAAGTCCGTAGGTGAGACATAGATAGTCGCATCAACAAAAGTTGGTGTGGCTCTCATTGAGATACCCTCTACAAAGCCTGAGAAGTACCCCTCGAACATGTTGAAGGGTAGGTTAGTGATAACTACTGGCTCACCAAAGAATAGGTTTATAAGGTCATCTCTAAGCGCATTTGGCATAAGAGGATTGTCAAGTCTGAAAGTAATCTGGTCAAGCTGCGTTCTAGGCGTTGAGCGCAGGGCTAAATCGCGCTCGATGATGTCCTCGATGTCTGCCAGAAAGCGGATGTTGGAATCAAATGTTCTCTGGTAGCGACCATAGGTAGTAATAGAAGCATCGTCTGTGGCTGAGTAGGTGCTGCCGTAATCATTGCCATAGCGCACAATCTCACTGTTGCGAATCTTGCCAATCTGGAGAATTGACTTAACGCTGGCTGGAGATGCGTAGTTGCCGTCTAACTGGGTTGAGCCATTAGCTGCTAAGTAGTTGCTTCTATGATCCGCATCTGCATATGAGATGCGACCCTGCTTGTCCTCGTAGAGCGTTCCGAGTGCGCTGTCTGCTATCTGCTGAACTAAGGTCTGAGTATTGCGGTCTGCTGCACTGAGGTTGTCCATCTGATAAAGACCAGAATCGATCTCACCCAATCCCACATTCTCAGCATTAGCCCATGTCGTAGTCGGATCGTAATTGACCCATTGAAGGGCAGGTGCTACTTCAATCCATTCATTGACTAGCAGTTCCTCTAAGATAATAGCGATCTGCTCGCCATCTAACCCATGAGCCACAGAATCTGTGTAGATTGCTTTAGGCAGTTTAGCCAAAGCACCGACTGCAAGTATCGTTCCAAGAGTGACATACCCTGATTCCTCTGGACTTCTGACTGAAGTTGAGAAGTCTGAGACTGTGCCACCAAATACAGGCACATAAGTGCCACCGCTATCTTTGAGCTCTAAAGTCAGTGAATCTGTAACATCGATGTCAAAGAGGGCATTAGTCGAGTTGATGATGTCCATGCGGGCATAACCTGCTTGGCATTGGCGATCTATGTCAATGCGCCCTGTAGTTACATTAACACCTGTGACATTGGTATAGACAGTCGTGCCGACTGTTATGCGCCATTCTGGAAGCCAAGTCATCCTATTGACAAACTCGTAGTTCCGCGCTGATTGGCTTGACGAATAGCATCCTCGATTGCTCTTGCGATTGCTTCTGGATCTCCCACGCCTGTATTTACTGTTAGGTAATAATTAGCTGCTGCCTGAGCTGCATAATTTGCGCCTCTTGTTGCTCCTGCTGCACCTGCGCCACCTGCTAAACCTCTAATAAATGAAGATCTTCCAACATCTTCGGCACTAAATGTGTCTAAAGAAGTAGTGCTTAAAGAACTTGCATTTAATGCTGCAAGGTCTGCCTGAGTTTGTAAATCTAGTAAATAAGCAAAAGCATCAGCTCGTTCTTGAATTGCCTCAGATGCTTCAATAAGAGCTTCAATTGATGCGTTTGTTCCCACTTCCATAGGAATGGGTGCAATGTAATCTCCGCCTGGAATACCCGAACCTAGTGTTCCACTTGAAGGTACTGGAGTCTTAGCCTGAGCATTAGCCTGTGCCAGAAGTTTAAGCATTTCCTGAATCTTGGCTAGTGCTGCATCAAGGTTATTAAGATTGATTAGATCTTTAGGCTTAAGGCTATCAAGAATCGATTTTATGTCGCTAAGTTTAATACTTTGTCCAGACAACACGCTAAGTACTTTAAGATCTGCATTAAGTTTATTCGTAGCAGCAACGATGGCTGCTTCATCCTTAGCAGCAATAGCATCCTCTAGATCTGATATTGACTTCTTGATGTTTAAGCGAGCCGTATCATTGGCAATCTGTAATCTTTGAGTGTCTGTTGTGGATCTGGCTAACAGCTCTGCTTGATTCTGGAGAGCTGCTGCATTCTGGATCTTCTCCATGTCAAAGACATCGTTGCCCTTATTAAGAGCAAGGTTAGCCTTATCAATAGCAAGCTTTAATCTTGCTGCCTTCAATGCTTTTATTTCTTCTGCTGTAAGTTTCTTCTTAGCCCCTAAAGTCTTGACAACATACTCAGCCTGTAATCTGGCTAGATCTGCTAAACCTTGAGCCTCAACGCCAGCGGTAGATCTTGTTGCAGCACCTAGTTTGTTTAAGGTTGCTATTGCTCCGAATATAGGATTGGTGGACAAAACAAGTTCCATGATTTTGCTAAGCCCGGGGATCTTGTTCACTTGTTCGACTACATTTTGTATATATCCGACCATTACACCCATGCCACGAATAACATCTGCTGTGTAAACAGCAACGCTCTGCATTTGGACTGCTAAGTTATCTACAGTATCTTCATCGCTTAGAGATCTAATAGCATCAATTAAACCTTCACCGATAATCTCTTGCACATTAGCCGATGCAACGCCTAACTTATCGATTGAACCTTGAAAGGTGTTAGCAGCTTGTGTTGCAGAACCTGCAAATGTGGTTTCAAGTTGGGAAACGATATCCTCGAACTTGCCAGCCTTTAGGTCAGCCTTAGAGATACCTACACCAAGTTTAGACAGTGCAGTATTGTTTCCTAAATATGCCTTGCTCAATGCGGATGTGACTGAACCTAAGTCCTTGCCTGTCGAGGCTGAAATATCTAAAGCAAGATTGAGAAGCTGCTGTGCTTGCTGTGTGTCGCGTGTTGCTACCGCTAGTGTCTGATAGGCAGGGCGCAGCTTGTCATCGAGAATCCCGAACTCGCTTTGTAATCTTTGGATGTAATCCTCAGAAGATGCGGCATCTCGACCTAGTCCAACATTCTTAAGAGCAAGGGCTAACTGCTTCTGCGCCTTTTCATCTTCTGCTGCTGCCTTGATGGAAGCCTTACCGAAAGCAAGAATTGCCTGACCGCTGAAAGCAAGACCTAGAGCTCCTGCCAATTTCTTGACATTCTTCTCCATCTTGTCTGTTGCTGTTTCGGCTTGCTTAAAGCCCTTCTTTCCAGTGAACTCGGCAGCAATATCAATAATCACATTAGCCATGATTAGCCTCTCACTGTTGCTCGTTGATTAAGTTTAGTGGCTGCTGTTGAAACAGCTTTGAGCACACCTTCTCTAGCCTTGCCATTGTTCTCATCATAGGCACGATAAAGCAATCGACCTTGCATGCGATCCTTACCCTTAAGAGGCGCACGAAACTTGCCATCTTGATTAAGAACAAATCGACTCTCTGGGCTTTTCTTGCCCATGCGTTCGTATATTGAACCTGCTCGGCTTTTGTTAAACACCTGCGCAAGGGATCTAAATCCTCTTGAGTTAGCCTTTGATGGGCTTGTCTTAAAACCAATTTTAGATTTAACCTCAGCAGGATTAAAGGTAGGGAATGTTGCCTCAGACATCTGTCGAGGTAGCCATCCGCTCAGCACTTCTCCGCGATCTGGGACATAGCCTCTAGCAGCTTTAGAAATCGGTGTAATTGCTGTCTTGATTTCTTTCTGAGTTTCTTTTGCTAGATCAGGTGCGAAAGTCCGGAGAGCTTTACGAAGTTCAACGGCGCCCTTTACGCTTGCTGGCATCGCTCACCTCTTTCGCTTCATCCTTGAGCCCTTGCACTAATGCATCGAGCATGGTCTTATCTAGATCTAATAAGTGCTGTGGCGCGATTCCCAATCTAATGCTTAGCCTAGCGATTAGATAGGTGAACGGAAGATCGCGCTTTAAGCTAAAGGGTCTGAGTCTAATACCTCAACACTCTTAAGTGTCTCGATAAACTCAATCCCGAAAGGCTTAACAGTTTCACCTGACCTGCGTGTTACTTCCCAAGCAAGCCAATAGACCATGCTCTGCATTTCGTCATCACGAAATGCTTTATGGAACCCTTTTTTATGGTGTGATTCAAATGCAAATTCCACAGCTGGTGTGATTTCGCCTTCTAGCACACTTCCATCATTACGAACGATCTTTAGTTTTGCCATGAGTTTGCCCCTTTATAGTTTGTTTAGAATGTGCCTGTTGTGGCGACTGCAACTGTTGAGTTAGCAGTAAATGTGATCGATTGTGTGGACATATCGCCAACAGCACCATTGATGTCTGTTGTGTTGTTCACTAGAAGTGACACAGTGTAAAGAGGGTTAGTCGCTGAGACTGCTGTTCCCTTTTCCTGTAGGAATACACATGTGACTGTTGTACCCCATGCAGCTTGTAGTGTTGCCAATACATTCGCTGATGCTGTGTCGTTTAGGAAGTCGATTGTTACAGATGATGCTTCCAAGCCCTTAACGAACTTGTGTGCTGTGTCACCCATTGCAGTTACTTCTAGCTCATCGAATGTGCGGTTAAGAGTAATAGATGTTACATGGTCAGAAAGATCAACAGTGTTAATCTTCACGCCAACTTTATTGTTTAGAAATACAGCCATGAGATTATTCCTCGTCTTTCTTAGTAGTTACTGGCTTTGGTGCTGGTGTGCTTACTTGCCCGATTTTCTTCAGGAAGTCAGCGTTTTCTTGTTCCCACTCGGACATGTTTAGCTCCAACTCGTTAGGATTGATACGGACATCTCGCAGCTGAGTAGGTCACCCGATGCAGCATTGAGAATACTTGGTGCGCTTATCGCGCTTACATTATAGACGAGAGATGATGCTGCGAGCTTAGCAAACACGCTACAAACAGTATCCTCTATCCCGTTAAGGTTTCCCTCATTGTCGAAAAGTGGCACAGTCATGATGACCTTAAAGTTAGCCATTGGTGCAATAGTGATGTGCTGATTATTGCTAGGTACGATGTACTCTGCATCTGGAGACACGATCACGCTGTTGGCTAATACGACACTTGGCGGGAACGCGAAAGTCTGCCATTTAGCATTATCGACTAAAGCCGTTGCTAAAGTAGTGCGAAGTGTAGTGATAGCAACAGGCATCAGCCCACCATCGAGTTAGGTGATAAGCAGTGCGCGATCAATCCTCGCACCTTAGCGAGAAGCTGCGCGCTCATTCGGTAAGGGCTTGGCTGGAAATCGACAGCGTTACTGCCTGAAAGGGTGGCTGTACGCGCTTGCCAGATCTCAACAGATATCATCAAAGCTGCTTGCTGGACTGCTGTGTCAGTTGCATAGTCAGTGATCTTC